TCGCGACGAACGAGCGGGCAATGGCCGACATCCGAGAGTTCGCTGCGCGCGAGGCGTGACCATGACCACGCGTGCCCGCTACTCCCCCTTCTGGCTCCTCATCTGGCTGCTGCTCGTGCTGGTCGCAGCGCACTACCGCGCCCGCCTGCCGCAGCATCCGCAGCCGCTGACACCGGTGGTGCGTAGAGAGTTTGGGGGCATGGCTTGAGGCGCCACATCTCCATCTACCTTGGCGAGCGCACGACCGCGACGCACTGCGGGGACTGCCAGGTCATGAGCGGCACGGGGCGGTGCCGGATGAACGGAGAGACCCCGGCGGCGGACGATCAGGGCTACCTGCGCACCGCCGCTTGTAGGTCGGCCGAGCCGCCGGCATCCGTTGCCGCGAACTCGCCGTGCACCTGCGGCCTCAAGGTGCTCAACCGCGTCGAGTACCGTGTGCCTCGTAAGAGCTGTCCAGAGCACGGGCCCAAGACGCAGCTGCGGGTCGTGCCGTGAGCGACTACCTCGACATCGCGACGCGCTGCGCCGGTGACATGTACCCCAACCCGGGCTCCTACTCGCTGCTCGGCCTGTCCGGTGTCGATCTTCAACGCTTCCTGGATGGCCTGTCTGATGCCGCCGCGCAGGACTTGCAGGAGGCGATCGACAACGCCCGGCGCGTGGGGCAGCTCGATGTCGCGGGGACGAAAACAGAGATGTTTCGGATGGCAGCGTGAACCAGCTCGCTCTATTCACCGACCCGCCCGCTGACCCGGACCTCGCGCCCGGCCGTCTCTGGCTGCAATCCGGCCTGCGCGATGGCGACTAACGCCGCGCCATCAAGATCAAGGCGATCGCCGGCAGCTCGGCCACGGTGTGCCCGGCGAACTTCGTGGACGACAAATGGCCCTGGTACGGGCGGACGATTTCAATCGAGGCGCTGCGCGGTGCGTGGCAGCCCATGAAGAGGAGAGCAGCGTGACCGACAGCAACCCCCAGCCCGGCGACATCTACCAGAAGCGCGCCACGACCAAAACGAGCGTGAACGCGCCGATGATCGCGGTCTGTGGCCGCGATGAGCTCGTGCGCGTGCGTCCTCTCAACTTCTGCGGCAAGCACGGTTTCACGCTGATGAGCGCCAAGGGCATGACGCTCGCCGTGCTCGATCGCGACTGGCGCAAGGTCGGGCAGTAGGAGGGAATCATGGGCACGTTGGACATACACGAGCGCTTAGCAAGCCCTGCGCGATGCCGCCAGGCTGTGCGTGGAGGGCCTGCTCGCGGCGCCGGGTAGATTCGTGGCCACCGGCGGCGTGCGGGCCGTGAGATTGGACTCGGGCGGGGTTGAGGTGAGGCCGGATGGGCGGTTGGTTGAACTTTTGATGGGGGAGAGTAGACGATGAGCTTCGAGGCGACCCAGTGGAAGTTGGCAGCATTGAAGATGCCGCCCGGACTGTCTGCGAAGGACGCTCCGGCAACATGGATTGATTCCATGGGCCGCGCGTACAAAGTAAGCAGGGCCAAAAAGTGGCAGGACGTCTCCGTAATCCAACGGGTCGCCATGCGAGAGCTTGTTTTCGCCCGCGATGGCGCTCAGTGCCGCGTGTGCGCTGCTGACGGCCCTGTTCTCTGCCTGGATCACATTTTGGCTGTCTGCAACGGTGGCGCACACCATCCAAGCAACATGCAGGTTCTCTGTGACGTCTGTAATTCCAGGAAGGCGAACCTGATCGACAAACGCCTCCGGAGGTCAGCAGTATGATCCGCAGCTTTTCTACAGCCATCACAGCTGACCCTACTTTCACGCGCAGGAGCCCAGCCGCGCAGCTGCTCTATTTTCGGCTCTACTTCCACCCCGCCAATCACCTGTGCGGTCTTTTTCTGTACAGCCCTGAGTACATGGCCGTGGACCTAAAGTGCTCGGCCGACCAAATCCGGGAGGCCCTAGCAGAGTTGGTGCTGCACAAATTCGTAGAGGTTGAACCAGAAGCGGACCTTGTTTGGATTCCGGAAATGGCAGCCACACTTGGCAAGGTCAGCGCTCCAAACCACCCGATCGGCAACGCGATCGTGAAGTACCTTCGCGGCCTCAGCCTCAGAGATTCTCGTCTGATCACCAGGGTAGCCACTACCCTAGGCCTTACCCTACCTCCTACCCTAGGCGATACCCTACGGGCTACCCTTCTGTCAGGATCAGGATCAGGTACAGATTCAGGATCAGGAGAGCACAAGAGCTCTCGTCTTTCGCCGGCCGCTTCGCAGCCGGTCGAACCAGTGGAGGCCGTAAGGGAATCTGGACAGCCAAGCCCGAGAACTCAAGCGCCCGACCTAAGGCACGAGCATGGCGAGCGCATGACGCCCCCTTCGCCGCCACGGCTGACCAGTCGCCAGGAGCCCCCAGCCGGCCAGCAGGCGCAGCTGGCCCTTGTGCCCGCCAGAGAGGCCACGCCACCGCGGAAGCCAAAGGCCGGGGGCGGCAAGCCTGACGAACCAGACGCGCCGACCAATGCGCTCTGGGAAGCCTACGAGCGTGCGATGATGGCGCACCCCGTGTACGGGCGCGGCAAGCCGCCCCTGCGAAACCGGAAGGTCAACGGCCTGCTTGCACAGCTTCTGAAGAAGATGCCACGCGAGGACGCGCCGGAGGTAATCGCGTTTTACGTGCGCCATCCAGACGGGTGGTACATCCGGAAGGGGCACAGCATCGAGTGTCTGCTGACGGACGCGGAAAAGATCTACGGCGAGTGGTCGCGAGACCAGCCCATCACGGGTATCACAGCGCGCCAGCACGAGCAGACCGCGAGCAACCCCGGCCTCGCCTACCTGGCTGAGCTCGAGGCGGAAAGGAATCGGAAAAAGTGAACCTCGACGAGAAAAAGCAGGTCGCGGAACAGCTGACCGTGACCTTGGAGATGTGCGGGCACCAGTGGTCGCAGGCGACGTTCAAGGGCGCGATGATCCACCTGGACGCCTGCCAGGCCACCGCGGTGATCGGGGCGCTGCACCGGTGCCAGCGCGAGTTGAAGTGCCGGCTGTCGCTCGCTGACATCATTGAGCGCATCGAGGAGGCGGCGGCCGACGGCTGGCCAGGGCCGAATGAAGCGTGGGCTGCGGTCGGAACCACGGACGAGTTCCGCACAATCGTGTGCGTGCAGGAGGCGCTTACCGCTCGGGCCGAGGTAAGCAAGCCAGGGGCAGACGGAGAGCGCTCTTTGCTGAAACGCGACCCGGTGGCGGCCAGGGTGAGCTTCATCGAGTCGTACAGGCGGCTCATTGCGCAGGCCAAGGCCGAGGGTCGCAGGCCCAGGTGGGAAGTGAGCGAGGGATTCGACAAGGCAGACCGGGCGCGAGCGGTTCGCGATGCGGTGGTGCGCGGCCAGCTGGTTGGCGATGACCTCGTGCGGGCGCTGGATAAGGTCGGACCGATCGAAGGGTTGGCGCTGCCCGGCGCGCCTCCACAGCGGCTGCTGCCCGGCCAGATCCGCCAGGCCCAGAAGGATCGAGAAGCATTCGAGAAGGCCAGAGATGGGGGACCGGAGGCGCTGGCGGCATTGCGGGAACAGCTCGAACAGCGCGAGCGCGACGAGCGGGCAGCGACTGCGCGCGAGTCAGCGGCGCGTTTGGCTGCCGGCGGCCCGGGCGCGGCCGAGCAGCAGGCCGAGGCGATGCGCGAGTTCGCCGATCGGGAAGCGCGGAGGATGGCGTGACCTGCGGCGGCTGCAAGCACTACGGCAACAACAGCTGCTACTGCCCGAGCGCGGCGCTGTCGCTGCTCGATGACGTCTACGTGACCACGCCGGCCTGCGAGCACTTCGAGCGGGCCAGCGCGATGCCGGGCCCCGAATTTCCGGTTTTGGCGCCTCAAATGAGGCAGGAAAACAGGAAAAACACAGACCTGAGCGACTGGCTCAGCCCCGAGACCCGCGCCAAGCTGCGGCCGCTCGGGCAGGCCACGTTTCTGGAGAGGAGCGCGGAAAAGTGAGCCGCCGCCGAGACAGACACAAGCGCCTGCGCCGCCTGGAGTGGGTCGGCGACCACAAGCCCACCGCGCCCGGGTTCCCGATGACGGCATGGGGCAGTTTGGCGAGGTGCTGGCACGACGCGACCACCTACATCGAGGCGGGCTGGCGGTGCCCCGATGGAGAGGAGTGCTGCGAGAATTTGCCGTTCTGATGCAGCGTAGCTGCGGCCCCGCCGCCGGGGTTATCAGCAGCGGGTCTGGACAGCGCAGCAGGTCCAGAAAAGCGGCCCCGGTGCCGGCCCGACTGCCCTTTGGGCTAGCAGCGATCTGGAAAGTGCGCAAGTCCTCCCGTCGCACAAGAGCGCGCGCAGCCAAACTGACTCACAACGCACGGCAGGACATTACCGGTCATTGCAGGCACGTTGCCCTGAGGCATCCGCAGCGGTCAGGCTCGCACTTGCGTAGTCGTTGCGATGCCGCCCATTATCCGCAAGATACCCCCAGAGCTGGCGCCAGATATAGGCCGTCTCGTCGAGGTTGAGCTTTACACCTACGCCGCTGTCGCTCAGCACCTGGAGGATGAACACGCGCTCAAGGTGACCGCGGAGGCGGTGCGGCAGTTCTATTGGCGGTGGAAGGCCCAGGACGAGCTGTCAGCGCCCGAGGGACAGATCCCGCCAGCGGATGAGGCCATTGACCCCGCGGACGCGCTGCAGGCGATGCGCTACACGCTGGCTAAGGACGCGGCCACGGCGCGGCGCCGGCTGGCGCTTGACCCGCAGTGCAAGGTGACGGCGTCGCTGTACCTGGGGCTGCAATCGCTGCGGGTGCGGCTCCTGATCGCGCTGGGGGCAAAGGGCGCGGCGCGGAAGGTCGAGAGCGAGACGAAGCCCGCGGACGAGAAGCCGCGCCAGCCCGTGGCGCGCTTCGTGGTTGGAGGCAAGCCGGTGGTGATGCCGTCATGACGATCCGGCTCACAGCGCAGACCGCGCGGCACGCCGACGACTTCGCGCACCGGGTCGTGCGGCCGCAGCTGCAGGTCGACCAGCGCCTGCGCATGTCGGTGCTCGGGAACGTCATCACGATCGCGGGGCCCGACGAGGCGCTTGACGCGCTGCCGAGCTTCGCGGGGATGGAGGCGTCGTCATGGGCCTGAGCACCTGTTTGCACTGCGGGAAGCGCATCCACTCGAGCAAACGGGATGCGATGCTTTCCAATCGCCGCAACGGTCACCGCCTGCGCGCCTATTGGTCGACGGAGTGCGGCGCCTGGCATGTAGCAAAGGTCATGCGGTGAGCGACCCCAGTATCACGATCGAGTTCACCGAGCGCCAGGCCATCGCCTTCGGCTCGCCGGCTGACATCACCCTGGTAGGTGGCGGCAACGGCGGCGGCAAGACGGGCTTCGGCGTGCGGGTGCCGCTGGCGGACGTGCACGATCCGCTCTACCGCGGCTTCCTGGCCATGGAGAGCCTCGAAAAGTGCAAGCTGCCCGGCGGCATGCTCGACGAGGTGACGGCGCTCTACCAGAGCTTCGGCGCGCAGCTCAACAAGACGGAGATGCGCTTTGACTTCGACTCGGGCGCAGAGATCAAGCTGTCCTTCGTCGGGGAGCCGAGCCGCGTAGACGGTGCGCAGATCACCTATGGGTTCTTCGACCAGGTCGAGCAAGCCACCCAGGCGCAGGCCTTCGCGCTGGTCTCGCGCCTGCGCACCAAGGCTTCGGTGCGGCCGCGCAATATCTGGTCGGCCAATCCCCCGCCAGAGGGAGAGGACCACTGGCTGACGCAGCTGGTGGACGCCGGCGGCTACCTGGACCCCGATGGCTACCCGATCACGGAGATGGTCGGGGTGATTCGCTACTTCGTGCGCAGCCCCGAGAATGATTCGTTCATCTTCGGCGCGACGGCCGAGGAGCTGGAACCTTACTGCCAGCGCAAGCGCAGCGGCGAGGTCATTAGGCCGTACTCGTTCACCTTCGTGCCGATGCTCGTCGAGGACAATAAGTTCCAGAGCGACGAGTATATGCGATCGCTGGCCGCGCTCGACGAGCAGAGCCGCCTGCGCCGCCTCAAGGGGAAGTGGAAGGGCCTCAACATGGAGGGAAGCCACTTTAAGGTCGAGTACTTCCCCACGGTGTACGTCAAGCCCCACCGGCTGGCGCGCGGCGTGCGCAGCTGGGACAACGCCTGGGCCAGCAGCAAGACGCAGGACGAGAGCAAGGACGGGCGCGCCACGGACCCCGACTGGACCAACGGCATCAGAGAGTGGGCTGAGCCCGATTCGACCTTCCTTGTTGACGACGTGATCCGCTTCCGCGGCAGCCCGGCGCACATCGAGCGCGCGATCTTCCTGACGGCCGAGGTGGACGGGCCCGACGTTGCGATCCGACTCCCGCGCGACCCCGGCGCAGCGCAGGCCATCCAGGCGGGATGGGCTAACAAGCTCGGCGCCCGCGGCTACACCGTCTACCTGACGCCGGACGTGGGCGACAAGCTGACCCGCGCGCAGCCCTACATCGCGTGCGCGCAGCGCCGCCAGATCAAGCTGTGCGCCAGCCACCCGAGCCAGGACGTGGCGCTCGAGCTGCTGCAGCCGTTTGAGTTCATCGAAGGGTGCGGCGGCTGCCAGGCCTGCGGCAAGTCCGCGGCGCCGGCGCGCTGCGGTGGCGATGGTGTGGTGCGCATCACGATCCCCGGTCTCAAAGAGGCCGACGTGTCGACCACCAAGGAGTGGCAAAAGGGCTTCGTCGTCGAGCACGTGCGCTTCGGTCGCAAGGCCAAGGGCGCCGCGATGAAGCTCAAGGGCAAGAAGGACCAGGTTGACGCCGCGGTGGGCGGCTACCTCTACCTCACCGACCCCGAGATGGTGCCGGTTGAGCACGTAGACCCCGACATGCCAGGCCTGCGCGAGCTCGCAGCAGCCGCGCAGGGCCTCGGCAAGACCAACCAGCGCCGCGTGACCGGATTCGGCGGCGGCGCGATGAAGACGTTTCGATAGGAGCGACCATGGCCAAGGACGAGAAGCAGGGCGAGAAGAAGAGCGAGCAGGCGCAGGACCTCGGCAAGCAGGAAGCGACGCCTACCGCCGCGCCAGCGGTGCCGCCCAAGGTGGACCAGGCCGCGCTGGAGCGCGATCAGACTGAGGCGGCAATGATCAGCGTGGGCAAGGCGCTCGCGCACCTGCAGCGCATCGGCGACCCGGGCCCGGTTCTGGGGCACCTCGTGCGCGCGGCCGCCGCGGCGATCGTAGCGCGCCTGAATCCGGGATCGGACCCGCTTCTGGGCGTGCGCGAGCTTGGCGCCCTGGGCATTGCTCTCGATGAGCTGAACCTCTACGGCGTGCAGCACCTGAAGGACGCGGCGGAGGCGCTGCCGTGAAGCCGGCCGCCAGATGGGCTCTCGTCCTCGTGTTGCTCCTTATCGCGGCCGCGCTTCGCAGCGCCGCAGACGCGACAAGCGGGGCGGGTCATTTTGTCTTGTTGTGTCTTGAGTCGATGGCCGATATGCTGGCCGGCGCTCTGATCCTGAGTGCGGGCGGAGGGCGCTAGGCATGCCACGCCAGCAGGCCAAGACCCCGCTCGGCTCGCGGCTGACCACCGCCCAGCGCAGCCTGCTGGCGCCGCAGGACCGCGTAGAACTCGCGCAGGCGCCGCGCCGGTCTGGCGTGCTCGGGCGCGCCATCGACTGGCTCGTGGGGCCGCCGCAGCAGGCGGTCAATATCATCGTCAACGACCCCGGCGAAGAGATTCAGCCCGACGACTTCCGCGTGCAGAAGGAGCAGTACGCCGCGGTGCCGTTCTCGGGCTGGAACGGCGAGATGGTGCAGAACGCCATTGACGACGCCGACCAGGGCATCTTCGGCACCATGGAGCTGCTCTACCACGCGATGATGAAAGAGCCGCGCATCGGCGACGCGCTCGACCGCCGTGCAGCGCAGCTCCTGCGCCTGCGCCGCACCATGGCGATGGACAACGACGCGCCACCCGAGCTGATCCGGCTCGCCAGCGGGCTCGAAAAGGACTTCCGCTACGTGCTACCCGACGGCGAGCTGCGGCAGTTCGTCAAGCGGTTCATCTTCTTCGGGTTCAGCCTCGGGCCGCTCGACTGGACGTTCAGAAGCAACCAACAGATGCCGCGGGCGAAGTGCTGGACGCACAGCTACATCCAATGGGACTGGCCCAAGCGCATGTACTTCGGCCAGGAGGAGAAGAAGCAGGTCTGGATTCCCCCCGAGGGCGACGGCAAGAGCTGGATCGTGTTCACCCTCGGCGGGGAGCGTCCCTGGCTGGAGGGCGCCGGCCGCGCGCTCGCCAACACCTGGTTCAACATCATCCAGACCTGGGATAGGTGGCTCGAGCTCAACGACGAGTTTGCCGAGCCGCTCAAGGGTCTGAAGACGCCCGGCCTGCGCCGCGAGTCGCCCGAGGTCCAAAAGATGTGGGCCGTCGTCAGCATGCTGCGCGGCGGCGACACGGTGCTGCTGCCCGAGGGCTATGACCTCAAGTACTTCCAGGCGGCGGCGCAGGGCTACGAGACGTTCAAGAGCGCCCTGCTCGACGTCTGGTACGCCAACGTCGCGATCCGCCTGCTCGGCCACAACCTGGCGCAGTACGCGCGCGCTGGCAGCGGCGCTCGCACCGGCATCCAGGCAGGCAGCGACATCGCGCACGAGTACACAGAGGGCGACGCCAGGATCGCGCAGGATGCCTGGGCGCCCGTGGGCCGCGTCTGGGTGCGCGCGCAGACCGGCTACAACGACGACCAAGAATACATCGGTGCGGGCTATGACCAGCCGCTCGAGCACTACGCGCCGCGCCTTGAGATCGACACCAAGCCGCCCGAGGACCAGAAGCAGAAGTCCGAGACGCAGCGGGCGAGCGCGCAGGCAATGGCAGTGTTTGCCAAGGCAGTCGGGCCGGACGTCATGTCGAAGCTGCCGATCGACTACAAGGCGAGCGCAGAGGCAGCGGGCTGGCGGATGCGCGAGGATGCCGCCCAGGCCGAGGTCACCGCAGAGGATGTGACGGCGCCGGCGAAGCGCAGGGAGCAGCGACAGGCGCAGCAGAAGCAGCAGGGGGCAGAGCAGCGGACGGCCACGTAGGGGTGTCTGTAAAAAGGCGGGTTCCTATCTTGACCTTTAGGCGCCGCGCCAAGGCGTCAAGCCTGGCTGCTTCTGTTTTCATTTTCAATGCCCGCTTTTCAAGCATGCCAGCTTTGCAGCGCAGGTCCTGAGCCTGTTTAGTGTATTGCTCCAGTTTGTGCTTGGTTTCATCGGTCATGTTGGCTCCTTGGCGCCCCCGATGCGCTTGACGTCGTCCATGGTGTGGGCGAGCTGGACCGGGGCGCACGCGGCGCGGAGCCAATCCAGAAAGCGCAGGAAGAGATACATTCCAGCGCCCGCCGGCGTTAGCTGGACAACCGCGCGCTGGCCTGTCTGCCAAATGCCAAGCTTGCGCCAGCTCCGTGCGTACTCTTCAGCCGTCTGCACCCGCTGAGCTTGTTCGTCGGCCCTTTTGAATTCTTGGAATCCCGCCCCAAATGACATTGGGTCGGGCGCCGGCGGATCAAACTCCACCTTGATGTGGTGCGTCGCGCCGGCGTCCCTCTGCGCTTGCTTCCATCGCTCCAGGGCCGGGCATCCACCGAAGTGGTTGTCCGTCTCGTGCCCGGCGAAGATCTGCGTCATTGGCGAGTAGCCGCAGTCTGGGCACCGGTTCGGATTCGCCGCCACCCACTCGACGGCCAGGCGCAGTGGGCAATCGTCTGTGCACCGCGAATGGCGCTTGCAGACGAGGCAGATGGAACGGCCGCCGTCATCCGCGAACAGCCCCGGCTGCGCCACCAGCGCCCGCACGATGTCTTCGGCGGTCATGGGCTGAGCTCCACGCCGGCGGCGGCCCAACACAGAGGACACGGCATCGTCTCGGGGTCCTCGTCGGCATGCAGGATCGCCACGTAGCGCGGATGCACCGGGCAGATACAGCGTACTACTCTGAAGTCAACGACGCGGGCGCGCATCGGCGCAGTCAGGCGGTCTGCAAAGTCCTGCCAGGCGTCCAGGGCGCCCTCATTGAAGTATACCCGCATGCTGGACGTCGATGGATCGGCCTCGAAGACTTTGCGCGCTTCCAGGCGGGTTTTGTGGCGTTGCTCAACGGTCAGATCCAGGTGGCTCATCGTCTCCACTCCCTGTGCATGCGGCGCTGCGCGCGCTTGCCGTCGCGGCGCCCGCGGTCAACGGTCTGCCGGGTGCGACCGCGGCAGGTGAGCACCGGCGAGGTGTAGGCGTAGGTGTCGCCGTTGCGGGCGGTGAAGTGCAAGTGCTCGATTTGGCGGCCGATGTCCGGCAGCTCGAGACCGGCCAGCGGGTAGCGCGCCAGCTGTGACCGGTCGATCTCCGCCAGTGCCGCCCGTGCCTCATTGGTCAGCGCGGCGTAGAGCCCATTGGCGCGCAGCTCGCAGGGGATCAAGAATGTGCGGTCGCCGATGCGCAGGGGTAGCGCAACGGGCTGAGGCTCTCCGACGATGCACATCTCGGCCGGCGGGCTCATTGCCCCCCCGCTGACCGCGCCGCCCGCTCGCGGATGCTGCGCACCGTGTCGCGCCGGCAGGGCACATCCCGCGCGATGCGGGCGTTGGTCCAGTCGGGGTGGTCGGCAATCAGTTTGGTGATGCGCTCGCGCTTCTCGGTGTCCGGCCGGCGCCCGCCCTGTGCTCGCAGGTTCAGCCGGTGCGGGTAGGTCACGCCCTGCCGCGCGCAGAACGCCGCGCAGCCCTGATCCACGATATCGCGGTCCTTGGCCTCCACGCGCTCGCGCGCGAAAAAGACCTTTTTCGCCTGCTCGACGGCCGCCTGCTGCTCTGGGTAAAGCTCACCAACCATCCGGTGCAATTTCGTCGGGGGGGTCTTGGCATTAAGTGTCATGCCGACACTTTGTACAGAAGTTTCCGGTCATTGCAAGTGTCTGGTTAGTGTCAATGCGACACGATTGACTCAGGGGGCATGGCGAACGTGCCCCACCACCGCTATCCGCTCGACGACTCCCCGGAATGGGACGTCGACGCCGCGGAAGCGCGGTGGCGCAAGCACTTCAGCTCTGATGGCAGCGGCGACAAAGACACGATCAACTGGCGCGAGTATGCCAAGGGCTTCCTCACCGTCACCGGCGACGGCAAGCACTTCGGCGACTACCACTACCTGCACCACGACATCAAGGATGGGCAGCCGGTCACGGTCTGGGGCGGCGTGAAGGCCGCGGCCGGGCGCGCAGACCAGAACCTGTCGGGGCCCGAGCTGCACAGCGCGCAGCACCACCTCGGCGAGCACTTCCACGAGTTCGGCAAGACGCCACCATGGGAGCACAAGCCCGAGCAGGCGCACCTTGACGACGCCGGCGAGGTCTCGCTGCTCGATGACGCCCAGGGCGCGGTGTCGATTCCGCTGCCCAGGATCGGCGCGCCGCCGCCCAAGCGCATCCGCTTGTTCAAGTGGGGCTGGAACGACACCACCAAGGGCCGGCTCAAGCTCGACCAGCAGGGAGCTGACGCGCTCATGGCGGCGTTCCGCAAGCGCGGCGTGTCGCAGACCTTCGATCTCTGGCACAGCACTTTCGACCCAAACCTGCGCCCCGAGGACAAGAAGACCTACGGCAACTACTTGCTGTCGGTCGAGGGCTCGGAGGCATCCGGCGAGGGCGGCGTGTTCGCCACTGAGTGCCAGTTCTCGCCCGACATCGCCAAGGAAATCAGCGACGGCAAGTGGCCCTACGTATCGCCCGTGCCGCTGCACACCAAAGACGGCCGCATCGTCGACATCAAGAACACGGCTCTCGTCGGCCTCCCCGCAACGCACAACGCGCAGCCGCTGCTCATGTCGCTGCTGTCCGCGCTTCCTCTTCCTCCCAAGAAGGAACCCACCAAGATGTCAAAGCACCTCAAGAAGGTGCTGTCCACCGGGCAGCACTACATGGCGGCGCTCAAGGAGCTGGCCGATCACGGCGAGCCCGAGCACCGCGAGCTTGCCAACGACGGCCTGGCGAAGATGGGCCAGTACATGCAGAAGTGCGCCGAGGCCGCGGGCGAGCACCACGCGGGCTACATCAAGGAGCTCGCCGAGGAAGAGGAGCTGGCCGGGCGCAAGCTCTCGCTCCTGTCCTCGCTCGAGACGGAGTTTGGCACCACCGACCCCGACGTCATCGAAGGAAAGGTGTTCGCGCTCCAGACCCGCCACTCGACCGCCGCCAAGAAGGAACAGGCCGCAGTCCTGAAGCTGCTCGATGGCCGCAAGGACGACGTGCCGGCCCTCATGCGCGAGAAGATGCTGAAGCGGCCGCTCTCGGTCGTGACCGCGTACCTGTCCGAGCTCGATGCGGACGGCGCCAGCACGGGCGCCTCCGACCTGCCGCGCGGCCAGCGCAGCGAGAAGCAGCCGCCGGCGCCGACCACCGCCAACACCCAGCAGCTGGCCGGCAACGAGCAGCCCAAGGCGCTGAAACTGTCCGACCTCGACGACAACCAGAAGGGCGCGCTGTCCGCCATCCAGGATCTGAAGCGGCGCCAGCTCGGCGACAAGTACGACGAGCAGGCAGTGACCACGACCTTCCTGTCCGAGCTCAACGCCAGCCTGGGGAGCAAGTAGCCATGACCGCGATGAATCAGGAGCAGGCGCGTCGCTACAGCGAGGTCGACCCGCACAACCCGATCCTATTCGGCCTCCAGAAGGGCGGCACGACCATCTACAAGAACGCCGTCGCGGTGAAGCTGAACGGCAAGGCGCAGCCGGCCGTGGCCAACACCGCCGGCCAGACGCTGCTCGGCTTCTCGGAGCTCACCTACGTCGCCGGCACATCCGATACGACCTGGAGCCAGCCGCAGATGGTGTTTCAGCAGCGCGTGGGCGCGCTGGCGAACGACGCCAACGATCCCGTGGTCGCTGCGGACGTCGGCTCGGACGTCTACCTGAGCGACGACAACACCGTGCACCACACCAACGCCGGAAACGACGTCGCCGTGCGCTGCAAGTGGATCGAGCCCGACGGCACGATCATGTGCGAAGTCAAGAACCCGTAAGGAGCCGCCACCATGACTACTCCTGCCGGCCCTGGCGTAATCGTACCCAGCGGCCTCGATATCAAGGGGCTCTTTACCGCCTACGACGCCTCCTTCCGGATGGCAGTCCAGGGCGACAACAGCACCCTCTACCAGAAGCTGGCCTTCATCCCGAGCGCAGCCGACATGCAGGCCGCCGGAGAGCCCCGCCAGGGCGTGAACTCCGCGGGCCAGGCGTGCCAGTTCCTGCGCTTCCCCTTCCCGATGATCTCCGGCGCGCCGGAAGATTGGGACTGGGGCAAGCCGCGCGAGGAGACGCAGGCGAAGATCGCCTACGTTGAGCTTGAGCTCAAGCGCAAGGCACCCAAGGACGAGAAGCAGTACTACGACCTGCTGAACGCCCCGATCTTCGGGATGATCCGCAACAACCTGAACCTCATGCTGGACCGGGCCCCCAAGGTCTGGGACTACATGCTGGCCGACGCGATCATCGCCAATGCCAACGCGTACGACGGCATTCCGTTCTTCACGCCGGCGGCGACGCCGCACCCCGCCAACTCCGGCGAGACGGTGTATCTGCCGAGCGGCCAGCCGGCGACGTTCTACAACGACATCCAGATCGGCGCGATCAACGCCCCCAACCTGCGGACCGCTGTCAACCTTCTGGAGACCGTCCCGGGCTTCGATGGCCAGCCGCTCGACACCGGCACGAATACCCGCATCCTCGCCATCGCGCCAAACAGCGACATCGAGATGCAGCTGCGCGATGTGTTCTTCGGCACGATCCAGGCGCAGAGCCTGAACGCCGCCAGCGCCGCCACCGGGCCGAACGAAGGCCTGCGCGGCAAGGCCGACGTCATGCTCTGGAAGGACCTGCGGCGCGGCACGCCGGTCGGCATCAAGTCGGGCCTCACGGCGGACAAGGTCTTCTACCTCATGTCCAAGCCGACCAACATTCAGCAGGCGCTGATCGTGGTGCCGATGCGCCAGCCGACGCCGCACTACGCCGGCCTTGACCCGACGCATCCTTACCGTGTCGAGCAGGGCGGCATCCGGTACGGCTGGTACGTGTTCGGCGGCGCGCAGCTCGCCCTGCCGCAGCGGATGATCCGCGTGCAGATCACGGGCTGATCATGGGGCTGGATTTCGCGCAGCTTGTCCCGGTGACGACGATTCCGACCCGCGGGTCTGGCCTGGGAGCGATCCCGGCCAGCCAGCGCCTGGACCTCGCCGCCGGATTCGACAGCATCGACCTGCACGTCACGCTTTCGGCGAACAGTGCCAACTACGGCGTGCTGCGCTACTTCCCCCAGGACGATGAATGGCGCCTCGAGCGCGGGCTGTCGCTGTTTGACTCGACGGTGCCGCACTCGGCGCTCGACCCCCTTTCGATACCGCGCGACCGCGCGATGAGCCTGGCCATCTACCGGGACACGGTCTTCGCAGACCCGGGCCCGACCGAATCGGCCATCCTCTCGGCGACGGTGCGCTGAGGACCACATGTCTTTCGTGAACTTCAGCCTTGCAGGTCAGAACACCACCGGGTACGTGCTGGCGCTCACTGGGGCCGGTACCTTCAATGCCGCAGCGAAGACCAAGTGCGGATCGGTCACGATCTCGGTCAATGGCAGCGGTGGCGACTTCTGGGTATGCCCGATCGGCGTGGCCGATGGCGCGTCACCCCCGGCCGTCATCGCAGCCGACCCGCGCCCGGCCGCCGGCTCGCAGACCTACCTGCGCCAGATCAAGAGCGGCGAGTCCTTCACGTTCGGCACCCCGAACAGCAAGGGCTACGACCCGGCAGTGCACGGCTCGCAGCCGACCACGCTGCCCGACTTCAATGGCAACGGCACCGTCGGCTTCTTCTCGCACGTCATCGTCTGGTGCCAGGCCGCCGGCACCGTCACCACCACCCAGCTGCAGATCGAGGGGAGCTAGGGCGGACCATGTACTCGTCGGGGCCAACATATATCACGCCGGACCAGGTCTTTACCCTGGCTCCGCTCGGCGTGATTCCGCGCGCGGATGTGCCGGGCAAGCTCGCCGGGCGCATCGGCCCCATTGTGCACACCGGTGCTAGCACGGGCGCGCTCAATGTCCTTGGGTTCGTCGTCGACACCTACCCGACAACCGTCAAGGTGGTTGTCCCTGGCGACATCGGTGTCGCGCAGTTCGCCTTTTCGACGGACGGGACGACGTTCAGCGACCCGGTTCTCTCGGACCCCAACGCCCTGCAGAACCAGCGCTGGGACTATGAGATCGGGATCACGGGCGTCCAGATACAGGCGACCAACGGCAGCGGCACGCCCACCAGCTTCCTCCTGAACGACACGTGGACCTTTACGACGAGCGCATCGCCGTGGGTCCAGGGTCTGTGTGTCGCGGTATCCGAGCACTACCGCAAGTACATGGGCGACGTCGCGCAGGCGCTCGGCCAAACCGGCGGCCAGACGATCACCGACATCAACCAGGCCGACCTGCTGACAATGGCGCAGTGGATCCGCTGCGTCTTGGTGAGCGGTCGCGGCGATGTGCCCAAGGAATGGCTTGCGGAGCGGGAGCGCGCCGAGAAGCTATGGCGCATCACCGCCGATGGCGACTTGCGGCCGAATGTCGCGCCGGATGCCGATGTCTTTGTCTACCCGCAGATCATGCGGCCGCGGCCGGCGTACTCCGGCACCGACCGCATCCCAGGCACAGGCCGCGGGTGCGGGCGCCGATTCTATGGGCCGGGGTGCTGCTGATGCCGCGGGGCAACGACCTAGATCGCCTCGAGCGCGACCTTGCGACCGCCGAGCGCCGCATGATGGGAGCGGCCGCGGCGGCAGGTCGCGAGTCGCTGCTGGAGTCCGCGGATGCGGGCTACCAGGAGCGGCAGGACGTGCACGGGAAGGCCTACCTGCCGCCCAAGGATGGCCACCAGCCGCCAATGGAGCGCAGCGGCCGCCTGCGCCGGGCCTACCGAGTGCTCGCCAGCGCGGGCATTGGCGCTTGGCTGCTCAGGCTCGCGGAAGACACGCCGTATGGGCGGTTCTTGCGCGACGGAACGCACAAGATGGAGGCGCGCCAACACATCCCCCGACCGGACGAGCCGATGCCCGCCAGCTGGGCGGCACGTTTCAAGGCTAAGGTCGACGCTGCGGTAGCCAGGGTGTGGTCATGAGTATCAACCGCCCATCATGGCCGCACAGCGCCATCGAGGTCTTGGAGCTCATCAACAAAGAGCTCGTGCAGCGCCTCAACAGCGCCCCCCGACCCCAGGGGCTGTGGACCATAGAAAAGGGACAGTTGAACCTCAGCAAGGCCAGCGGCGGGCTGCGCATCGTTTGGTCGATTCTCGGTGGCCCCATCAAACGGGGACATCCGTTTGGCCACGAAGACCCAGAGCAGCCGGCGCCTTGCGTCGCGTTTCGGCGCTGCAGGCTGCGCGCTGACATCGGCACGGACAACCCCAACACCGTGGGCATCACCGCAGACGACATCCAGCAGGCCGAAGAGGTGCTGCGGGCTCTGATGATCGTCTGGAACAACCAGCGCCCCGCCGACTACGACGATGAAGAGCAGCAGGAGCGATGGGATCAGTTCACGGGGGAGCCCGGCCAGCGCCGCATCGTCTGCCAGTACGAGGTCACGTGCCTGTTGACCGTGCTCGGCGACCCCACCCTCTACAAGACGATCACCGAGGCCGATGGAACCACGGTGGTAGGAGCCCCGCCATGATCGAAGAGCAGAACGACGAGCAGGACGCGCCCGCGCCGGCGCCCGCCGATTCGCACCAGGACGCGCCGCCCTCGCCGGCGTCTGCCAAGGATGACGCGGCCACCCAGGACGAACCCAATGCCGATGCCGAGGCCGAGACGCCCGCGCCGACCGCCGCCGAGCTGCACGCCGACCGTCTGGCCAGGCTGAGCCAGATCAAGGCCATCGGCGCGCCGGCGTACTCGCTGCCGCGGCTCGTGCCGCTCAAGCAGCCCCCGGCCGCGCCGCCCAAGACGCTCGCCTGGTGGGGCCAGCAAAAGCACTGGCCGCCCGCGCTGGTGGCCGCCATCGGCAAGGACCAGCCGCCCGGCAAAACGTACGAGGAAGCCGAGATCCTGGCCCTGGCGCACCTGGCGCACGCGCCCAAGCATTCGATCCGCTGGTGGGCGCTGCACCTCGGCCTGCCCGCGTGGCTGACCGAGGCCATGGCGTACGGCCGGCCGCAGAACCTGGAGCTCACCGAGCAGCAGCTGGTGCAGCTCGCGGTGGACATCGCCGGGCTGCCGCTCGGCCGCAAGGGAGGGGCGTAGCCCATGCCGACGGTACCCAGCAGTCAGCTTGTCGCGGTCAATGGCCTCGGGCAGAACACGCCCGCGGACCCTTCGCGGGTCGGTCTGGTCATCGGCCCCACCGCCGCCGGCACGCCCAACCAAATCCTGCTCGACGATTCACTGAGCACGATTGAGGCGAACTTTGACAGCGGCCCGGGGTCCGAGGAAGCGGCCACGGCGCTCGTCGAGCCCGGCGCGGGCACGGTCTACCAGATCAAGAGCCCGTCGAGCACGGCCGGCACCATCGGCAGCGTCACCAAGACCGCCGGCGCCACCGTGGGCGCGGTGGTCGATGACTTCGGCTCGGTGCTGGTGCCTGGCGTCGATTTCAACGGCGACGTTCTGTTCACCGGCAAGCAGGAGGGCGCGCAGCTCGCGATCGTCAACGGCGGCGCGGAGGCGGTCACGGTTTCGGGCCTACTGGTCACGCTGACCAGCAAGGTCGGCACGACCACCGGCACCTCGCTGGCCGCCCTCGTGACCGGCAACATGGCCGCGGCGGCTCTCTGGGCCCCCACGGCGATCGGCACAGGCGCGAGCCTCAACGGCACCACCCTGGCGACCTTCACCGAGACGTCGGGTCGGATCGGCTTCCAGGCATTGATGGCCGGCATGTCGGTTCAGACCACGCTGGCCGGCAACAACACGCCGTTCTCGGTGGCACTGACCAGCGGCAACACGATCATTGCGGTCACCCTTGGCACGAATGCTCACGGCGAGCCCACGACAACCGCGCTGACGGTACAGAGCGCGCTCGCGACCCTGGCCAGCAACAATCCGGGGATGTTCCGCAGCACGCTGGCCGGAGCAGGCACGGGGCTGCTCGGTGCGCTCACGCTGACCAGCCTGCCGTTCGGTAGTTCGGGCGCCATGACGGTCAGTGGCTCGCCGAACGATGCCTACCAGGTGAGCGTGCAAGTGTCGCTCGCCGGCGGCCTCGGCGCAGCCGGCATCACAGTGTCTCTCGGCAACGCGCAAGGCCTGCCGCTGTACTCGGGCAACTACCTCATCCCCTCGGGCGGCGTGCTGGTGCTGCCCGACACCGGGCTGACGCTGACCTTTACCGGCAGCTTCGACCTGGGCGACACGTTCACCTTCTCGACGACGGCGCCGCTGTCGACTCTATCGGACATCGTCAGCGCGCTGACCTACTTCGCCGGCCGGCCTGAGCACGCGAGCCTGGTGCAGATCGCCGGCGAGATCCCGGTGGTTAACCTGCCGGCGTGGGTGGTCGCGCTGCAGTCGCTGGCCGACAGCATGGCCGCGAGCCTCACGCTGCCCAAGTACCTGGGCATCCTGCTCGAGTACGCCCCGCCCGGCGTGGGCCAGACCAATGCGCAGTGGGCCAGCCAGGTGACCGGCATCCTGGCCCCTCTGGCCGCGCCGCGCATCTCGGTGTTCGGCGGCGAGGGCAACGCCGCCGCCGCGCTGCCGCTGCCGCAGCCGGGCCGGTTCGAGGTGGTCAACGGCAGCCGCTTCATGTTCGCGCGCGCGCTGGCGCTGTCCGCCGGCATCGACGTGGTCGACCAGACGCAGAGCGGCGCCGCCACTGGCGTGCTCGAGGCCTACCAGACCGACGCGGCTGCCGCGCTCGCGGCCGCCCGCAGCAGCTACTTCTTCCTGCTGAGCGGCACCCCTGGCGTGCAGATGGACTTCGTCATGCTGGACTCACCGACCGGGGACTACACCCGCGGCGTGATCCGGCGCGTCATCGACAAGGTCAGCTTCTATGCGTCGATCTTCCAGACCAAGTACGTTGGCACGCGGCAGCAACGCAACCAGGACGGCACGCTGGCGCAGACCTCGCGCATCGCCATCCAGGACGACCTGAACGCGAAGCTCAAGAAGGTCGTGGTCGACACCGGCGACTGCCAGAGCGTCACCTCGGTGGTCAGCGGCATGAACACCGACGGCAGGCTTCTCGTGACGTACTACGTCCAGATCTTCTTCTACGTCTACAACATCTTCGGGCGCGTCGGTGTCACCAAGACCGTCGCCGTTACCGTGTAAGGAGCGAGCATGGGCAACATCGACGTAGGCAGCCCGGGCTGGGGAATTGACCGCGCCGTCGCGGAGTTTCGTTTCGATGGAGACCGCTTAAGCGCGGCCATCGAGAGCATGGACTTCGACGAGAAGACGGACGAGGAGATGATTCACTTCCAGGGCCTTACCAAGCCCCAGGATCGGACGCTCGGGCAGGACACCTTCAGCGGGAACTTCAGCTGGGGCCTGCGGCAGTTCATCAACTTCGCCACGCTGATCGCCGCCAACGACGGCGTCACCGACATGCCGGCGCTTGACTACATCAAGCGCAAAGAGTTCACGTTCACCTGTATCGCGTCGCCGCCGAACGACAGCAACCGCTACAAGGTGACCTTCCAGCGGCTCCGGCTTCTCGGACTCAGCAGCAACATCGACCAAGCCGCCGCCAAGGCCAAGGTGCCGTTTTCCTTCATGGACCGGGACATCGTACCGGTCCCCGTCTCCTGACGTGACCCCGCCGCGCGCTTTCCGGTTGGCCCCGAGCGCGCGGCGGGTCTCACGTACCAGGGGCCAGCAAGAGGCCAACCATGCAAATTACCGAGCAGCAGTTCGCGGCGCTGGAGCAGTACCATGGGCAGGGCATGATCATCATCCTGACGGTAGGCGGCGAGGACTTCGCCTTCCGCCGCCCCAACCAGGACCAGGTCAACCACGCGCTCGAAGCTCAGGCGAACGACATCGACACCTACCGCGAAGAGCTTGCGCGGCTGTGTGTCGTCAGCGCAGCGATGCCAGACGCCGGCGCCGAAGGCGCGCCCGTCACCGGGGAGGCCCGCGCTGCGCTCACCGCAGAAAAGGAGCGGCTCGATGCGCTCTGGGAGTCTGCGCAGAGTTTCCGGGACGAGATCTCCATCCCCTTCGCCTGGTCGTGCGGGTCGTCCCCGCAACTCGACAGCACGCCGCTCGGCGGCGGCCGCTACAAGCTGACGCTGACTCCGAACAGCTCGGCGGCAGAGTTTGGCGTCGACTGGGGCCCGATCGAGATCGTCGCACGCAAGCCGAGCCGGCCCGACTACGACGACTTCAAGCGCAAGAAGATCACCGGGGCCGAAGGCGAAGCGGAGCTGCTGCTCTGGTCTCGACTCGTCGAGAGCGCGAACAAGGCCGACGTTGCGCGCATGTTTCCCTTAGCGGCGGTCGCAACCGGCAACTTTCTGCCCACTCTGGGCAGCGAGGGCAGGAGCGTGCGCGTAAAAAAGTTCGGCAGTGGGCCAGCGCTGCCGCCTGGCAGATCTACGCCCACGCCAGCCGCGCAGGCGACATCGGCGTAACCGCGGCGGCGCTGTGGGCCAAAGAGCATGATCCGAGCAGCGACCTGGGGCAGGCCGGCTACCTCCTAGAGGCAGAGCGCCTACAGGCAACACTCGGCAAAAAGGTGAAGTGGTGACCGAGTACATCGTCAAGCTCACGTATATCGACGGAGGCGCGGCCGGCAAGGCACAGCGCGACGCCGATAAGGTGCGCAAGGCGCTCGGTCCACTGGAGCAGATCGGCGGTGGTGCTGGCCGCGGCGCAGCTACGAACATGCGCCGCATCGCCGACGAGTGGCAGAGATTGGCTGGCCAGGCAGAGCGTTCGGCTGCGCGGCAGGCGGCCGCTGCGGAGCGGGCCTCATCTCGCCAGGCCGTCGCGGTCGCTCGTTCGGCGCAGCAAGAGGCGCGCGCCAGAGCCCGGGCAGCGGCCCAGGCCGCGCGCGAGGATGAGCGCTTTAGCGCCTACAGGATCCGCCTTCAGCGTCGTGAGGTTGCCGAGCGGGAACGCGCCGAGAAGGCCATGCTTGCCGCTGAGATGCGGCGAATCCGCGAGGCGCAACGCGCGGAAGAGCGAGCCGCCAAGGCGCAGGCCAGAGCTCACGAAAAGTCGCTGCACAAGAGCTACTACGGCGGCCAAAAATCCTTCAGCGCTCTCTTGGGGAAACGCGCCGAGGCGAAGGCAAGCCACCTCGCAACAGGCGTTGCCGATGGCGCGCTGGGCATATTTGGCTCGGCGGCCTCCGGCGCGGTGAATGCCGCGAGTGTGCTGGTCTCCGAGACTGCCGGCGCCGCATATAACCTAGGAAGGGCCGCAATCAGCGCCCAGGCGATGCGCGAGAGCTCGGTCGAGGGATTCAAGGCAATCTACGGCAGCTCCGAGGAAGCGAATCGCCTGTTCGATGTCGCGCGAACCGCCGCGAAGCAAACCAAGTTCGATACCGCAGAGGTCGTGCGGGACTTCAACACCATTGCCGCGGCGGGATTCTCCTCGCGCGACATCGAGCGCATTTACTGGACCTCCGCTGATATTGGCAGCGCTCGCGGTAACGGAAAACAACAGAGCTACCTGCAGGCTCTGGCCAAGCTGAACGCGAGCCCGCAGGCAATGTTCGGCAACGTGCAGCAGGCAGGTCTAGCCGGACCTGGTGTCGGAAACGTCTTTCAGGAGCTATCAGAGCGCCTTGGATACCGGCAGACCCTGACGCGCAAAGAGTGGCAAAAGAAGTTCCGCTCTGGGGACATCAGCGGCCAAGTTGCCATCGAAGCGGTAATCGCCGCGACGAACAAGCTCTACAACAAACACACGGGCAAACCCGGAGAGTACGCGAAGGGACAGGGCGACACATCCTGGTCCGGAGTGCTGTCCAATATCAAAAACGGCCTCGGGGACGTCCTGAACATGCGCCTGGGCGAGGATCACCCGCTCAACAGGTTCAAGATCTTGCTGCAGGCGATCGGGAGCACGGGGGGCCTTTTCGATGAAACGAGCCAGCGGGGGCAGCGGTTTGCAAAGCTAGTCAGCCGCGTGGTCGAGGACATCTTCCTTCCGTTTGGCGGCGTCACCCTAAAGAACACCGGGGACATCATGGACCGCATACTCGATGCCGGTGAGGCGCTCGAGCGGAAGTTCCGGTCCCTCATGAAGGAGATCGCCGCCGGGTTTGATAACTTCCTCAAGACGGCGAGAGGGTCGCTTATCAACCTCGGCGTCGACATCGGCATCGCAATCGGCACCGGGATCGTTAAGGCGTCTGGAACTGTGCTCGATAGGCTTTGGGAAAAGACCGGTGGGGCTGCCAGCGGCGCCCTCTATGACCTCATCGCGCCCAAGTCCCAACAACAGGGCGATGATGAGGGCGGAACGCCTCCGGTGCGCGCCACCATGGCTCTCGGCGGGGTTGTTCCAGGTCCGTACGGCAGCCCGCAGTTGATCATGGCGCACGGCGGGGAGGTCGTTAGCGGGCTGCATGGAGAGTACGCCGCTCGCATGGGGGGAAACGGCGGTGGCAGCGTGTACAACATCACGCTGATTCAAAACATCACCGGATCCGGTGATCCGGTCGAGACCGGACAGCGCTCAGCCGCTGCGAACGAGATGATGCTGGATCGCTACTTCGGCCGGCTGGCCGCGCAGGGTGTGTGATGGCCGACGTCAGCGTCAAAGAGCTGCCGACCGCAGATGAAAGCCCAGAGGATTGGAACGTCATCTGGATCGCCAACCAGCAGTGTCCTGGCGTATGTCTGCCACTCGAAGGGGAGCGCCGTCGAGCCGTAGAGCACAAAAAGACCAAGGGCAGCAGCCGCGACATTCTGGTCGATCAGGGGATGGACCCCACGGAGGTCACGATCCGAATCAAGACTTGGGATGGAGCCACCTTCCGAAGCCTGTACGACTTCTACCTAAAGTACATGGACCCCGATCGGTCCTTGTCGCGGCAGAATGTCGTGCCCGTGGCTCACCCGCAGCTCTACGCCCGCGGAATCAAACTGGGCTACTTCTTCTCGGCGCCGCTGCCTAAGCCAACACAGGACACCGGAATCCGCCCCTACATCCATGAATTCCGGATGAAGATCGTAGGTCCCAAGACGCAGATTCAGGGCAGCAGTCTCGATTCTAGCACGAAGCCCAAGCTGGCGGCGCAAGCGGCGCCGGGGGCGCCGCCCAGCAAGTGGCAAATCAACTACGCGACGGTAAATGCCGTTTCTTCAATCGTTGTCACGTCGCTTGGCACCCCTATACCGACGTTCCCAAATAGCGCCACCCCGCCCGCCGGTCAGCCGCTGACGCTCTTTGACCCGCTACAGCAGCAACAGCTTGCTTCGGGCGGCAACACGACCGCTCGGTTTTCGACAGACCTTCTGGACAAGGCCTCTCCCCGATGAGCGACATCACCCTCAACGGCAACCCCGTGCTGTGCGGTCAGCTGACGCAGCCCTACCAGGGCGCCTGGGTGGCTGAGTCGCGGCTGGACGCGGACGCCGCGCCGACCGGTGCGGTGCAGCTGGTGCTGCTCGGTCGCGAGTTTTCGGGCTCGGTGGTCTCGGACCCGAGCGACCCGACGCGGGCGCTGTCTGGCGAGGATGCGGGGTTCTTCGTCTGCCGGTTGGTCGGTGGCGCGGGTGGCCTGGGCAAACCGGTCGATCCCACCGAGTGGGCACAGGGCGCGGTGGTCTCGCAGGTGCTCGAGTACATCCTGACCGCGGGCGGTGAGCAGCAGGCTACCGACATCGACCAGCAGCTGCTGAGCCGCCTGCTGCCCCAGTGGAGCATCACCGCGGGGACCGTGGGCGGCGCGCTGGCGGCGCTGGTCGAGTACCTTGGCGGCGGCATCGTCTGGCGCATCCGCGCAGACGGCGCTGTGTGGATCGGCGTGCCGGCGCCGGCGGCGACCACCGTGCCCGATTACGTGGTACTTGCGCCCGGGCCCGATGCCGGCCAGGCAACTTGGGACCTCAACGACAGCAGCCTAGCGCCAGACCAGATCATCGACGGGCTCACGCTGCGCCAAGTGATCTACTCCTGGGATGAGAGCCAGCTGCGCGCGCTGGTGACCTTCGCGCCGGGGCCCGTCAATGCGCTCTACGGGTTGTTCGGCCAGTGGCTTCGCCGGGTTGGTCTGGAATACTTCCGCCCGCCCGCCGGCCGCATCGACACGCAAAACGATGGCGCGTCGGTGCAGTTCCAGCCCGACAGTAGCGCTTACCCGAGCCTGCGCAAGGCGGCCATCTACTACGGACTACCCGACACCAACTGCGAGAACCTCAACGGAAGGGCTCTGGCCGGCTGGGATGGCGCGCTACCGACCTCGCCCGCGCTGCGTGCGTACGGACCAAAGAGCACCGCATCAAAGATCCAGCTGGCCGCCAGCTCCAGCCCGCAGCCGAGCGCGCGCAAGGGCGATCCGGTGGGCTGGCTGATCATGGTCTATGCGAACGTTTCGGGTGTCCCCGTCGTTGTGATGGTCGACTGGGTGGACATTGACCCAGCGCTGCCGCCCCCTCCTGTTACCCCGGCGGCCGGGTCATTTGCGCGGCCCCTGCACATCACCGACGGCAGCAGCATCGTCGAGGTGGGTGGCTGATGGCAACGACAAACCCCGTGCTGCCCGACTACGGCCACCTGGGCATCGACATCGACGTGACGCCCGACCTCAACCAGGACGAGCAGCTGCGCGTCGATGCGGACTGTCTTCTGCAGGACCTGGTGAACGGCTGGACGCAGAACACCGGTATCGCAGACGGCACAGCCGAGGGCGCGGAATGGGGCATCAACCTGCTTGCGCAGCTGGGTCGCGGCTCCACCAAGGCGTCGCTGTTCGCGCTCAAGGTGGCGATGGAAGCCCAGGCCGAGCGCGATGATCGGGTGAGCGCTTGCACTGTCGCTCTGACCGTGACCGGCGGCACGCTGCAGGTCACGGGCACAGTGTACGTCGGGCAGCAGCCCTACCCGTTCAGTTTCACCTGCACCAACAACACGGTGCAGAACCTCTACATAGCAAGGCTCGGATAATGGCCGGCACCCCGCTCGCTTCGATCAGCCTGACCGACCTGCTCTCGCCACGCAGCGCGCAGCAGGTGATCAACGACTTTTTCAGCTACCTGGCCAACCCGCCGGATCCGTCGCTCGTGAGCGTGCGGACCGCGAACTGGCGCACGGGCGGCCCCTATAGGTTCTTGGCCTACCGGCAGGGCATCGAAGCGTCGCTGATCTACCAGATCCTGGCCAGCTTTGCCGGCAGCTCGTTTCTGCGCTTCGCCTCGGGCAAGTGGCTGGACTGGCTGGGCGAGGACTTCTTTTCCGAGCCGCGGCAGCAGGCCACCTTCGCCACGATCACGGAGACCGTGACGATCCCCGCCGGTGCTGGTCCGTATGGCCCGCTGCAGCTGGTGGTGCAGACCTCGGACGGAAAGCAGTTCATCAGCCAGACGCCGGTGACGCTGCCGGCCGGCCCGCAGAGCATCACGGTGGCCATGCGCGCGGCGCAGGCCGGGACGCTCTACAACGTCGGCGCAAACACGGTCAACCAGCTGGTCAGCCCCAGCATCCTCGGGATCTCGGTCAACAACGCAGCCGACGCCGTACCGGCTTTTGACCAGGAGCCCGATACGCGGTACCGCCAGCGCCTGGCCGCCAAGTGGGGCGCCATCACCGGAACCACGGCTGCGGCATACGTGTACTGGGCAATGACTGCGAGTCCCGAGGTGGTCAAGGTCTCCATCCTGGCGAATAACAACGCTGGCGTCTTCGCCAACAACTACGTCACTGGCGTGGTGGGTACGGCTGTCGGCCCCGTCAGCTCTGGTGCGCGCGCTGCCGTCGACGCGTATATCTCACCGCTTGTGCCGCTCGATGTCACGTGGGTCAGCGTAAACGCCGCCACCTATGCCGTGACGATGACGGGCACAGCGAAGGTGTTCAAGCCCTACGTGGGCATCGCGGCCGGAAACATCGCCACGTCGCTCCAGAACCTGGCGGCGCTCATCCCCATCGGGTCTTATCCACAGGGCCCTGTGCCGCAGTCCGAGGTCGAGCGCGCGATCATCTACGACCAGACTCAGGTCTATGACGTGGTGAGCCTTGTAACGTCACCGTCGCCGATCGCGCCGGCCTATAACGACCTGGTCACGTTCGACTCGAGCGGTTTGACCATCGTGCAGGCGTAGCCAATGCCGCCGGAAACGCTGCGACCGCGCGCCTTTGCTGATCTTCCAACGTCGCCGGCCTACCCGCGGTGGGCCAAGCCCGAGCCGGCAGACAACCCGACGAAGCACCGCGCCACGTATACGTTCTTGCGGGGCCTGATGGCCACCTGGGATCGCCTCGTGAGCGCGGCGCAGTCGGCCGCGTACTGTCATGGCGCCAGCACTGCGCCAGCCGATGCGCTCGACTACCTTGGAGAGACCTACGGGGGCCTTGCGCGCGCCCTCGTAGATACCGACGCCAGCTACCGGGACTATCTCGCCAACCCCGGTCCTTTCGGTCGTTGGTCCTGGTTCGGCACGAAGCGGGGGCTGCTGCGCGAGCTCGCGCACCTGGGCTACCAAAATGCCCAGATCGTCACTTGGCGCGACCTTGTGACCGCCGGGGCCGGAGCGCCGGGTACCGTGTTTGGTGGCTACGTGAACTTCTTTTTCGTGGCGCTGTTTCAGCCAGCGCGCATCGCTCAGACACAGACCCGCTGGAACGATGGAGTCAGCCGCTGGAATGACGGGCAGGCCACCTGGGGAGAGGGCGGCAGTGCCGGTCAGCAGGCAGAGGAACTGCGCCGCGTCATCCAGATGGTCAAGCCCGCGCACACGAGCTGCCGATTCATTGTGGCATTCCTGGATTCTACGAGCGGCCTGAATGCCCAGCTGCTGCCGACAGGAAAATTCACAACGTTCCCAATGAACGAACCCTGGGAGCGCGCCCGCCCAACCTGGGCCTACCACAACTTCTACATCCACGACCCTCTGAGTGCCACATGAGCAACACTGATCTTCAGCAGTACAACAGCACCGGCGGCGGCGTGTTTCCGACCACCGGCCAGGTAAACACCAACGCCGATCAGTACCTGATTCCGACAGACGGCCCCTTGGTCACGGCCGACAGTAACAACCCCAATCAGGCCCCGATCAACGTCGTCACGAAAACAATTCGAGATTGGCTGGTGGGCTTGCGCGGCGCAATCGTGGGTGACTTTACCGGCGCGGTCCGCAAGACTCTCAAGAGCCTTGAGGTGGACGGCGCCGGCGCGAACACAAGCACGCTGGTGCCTGGGACGGCTCGATTTTCTGGCGGCACTCTATCGGGAACGACTGCCCCAACGACCAGCGCGGCACAAGGAACGGTCGCGCAGGATTCCGTGTGCCTGGGTTGGGCGCGGGGGTACTGGAATGGAGCGGCGATGGTCCTGGTACGGGGCTGGAACGTCCGCAGCCTGACCAGAAACGCACAGGGCGATTATACGGTCGTGTTCAACTCGACGGTCGGATCTCCTGGAACCGCCTATGCGCAGGTGACGATGGGAATTAATCCGAGCGTGATTTCCCACGGGTTCGTAGGAAACATTCTGCAGATCGCAGACGACGGATCTTCGAGGATATCCGTCGAATTCATCACGATAGACCCCAACGCCAACCTGCAGCTTGACACAACCGCGACGAGCCAGTTTTTTGTTGAGGTCCGAGGCTACTGAACCAGGGTTGTCATGGTGCACTGGCTGAGCTTCATGGGCGGCCGCGGCACAGGCTCTTGGAGCTGCTGCTTGATGCAATCAGGCGCCGAGCCTTCGACCCTCACGGCCAGCGAGTTCGCCCATAGATAGAGCGTCGTCGCGCCATTGCTGTAGATCGTGAACTCCTGCGTCTCCCATTCGCTCTGGCTGATGGACCTGGTGCAATCCATCTCGGTGACGCTGCGCATCGGGCCTTCGTTGAAGGCAGTCTGAAACGCATAGATCTGGCAGGATGAATCCACGGGCTGAGGGGCTAGCGGAGCCTGCTGGACCGGATCGGTGCCGCCGCCGCAGGCGGCTAGGGCTGCTACCAAGACAAACGCTGTTGTCCTCATGGCCCATTGCGTATCGCGCCGCCCCGCGCAATGTCAAGCGGCTCTCAGTGTCCCTCTACGTTGAAGTCGATATAGTCGCGGGCGCGCGGCGACACATTGGCGCGCACGACGAGTCCTGCCACCATCGACATCGCGACCACGGCCGCCATGCCAACGACCCACAGAGCAACGCGGGCCGCGGGCGGCAGCCGCCGGCCCATCCGGACTGGCGGCGCTATCACCACCGCAGGGCCCCACAGCTCGGTGCCGCAGTAGATGCCTTTGCCGACGAAGTACGCGCCCATGCCGTGAGCGATCGAGAACAACACCAGCTTGTTGTCCTTGTCGGCGGGTTCGACCATCAAGAGGTACAGCCCGGCCAGGATGCAGAACGCGGCGGACGCAAAGGCGGCCACCTTGCGCGGCGAGAAGATCACGACGGCCTGGCCTGGCTGGACGACGGGCGGCGCATGATCGATGACGGTATGCGGCGGCGGCTCTCTGAACGGGACGGGCGGCGGGGCGGACATGGTTGGCCTCCTGGGACGGCGGTCTATGTTCTGATGTCGATCTCGGGCTTGCCGCAGCGTTGCGCGTACATGTTGACCTCGCGCGCGGCCTCGAAGAGCTTGGCGTGCAGCTCGGTGATCACCTGCAGATCGGCGCGCAGTTTGGCCGCGTCGAGCTTGGGCACCGTCATGTCAAACCGCCCGTTGAAGTCCCGCTGCACTAGCGCGGCGAAGCCGCCCGACTTCCGGTTGAACTCTTCGGCGATGGCCTTGGCTACCTCGACGCCGGCCGTGTACCGGCCCAGGGCTTCATAGTCCATGGCCTTCTCCCTGTCGCAGTGTAGGCATCCGGTGAGCATGGCCCAGAGATGAGCACGCCGATCTTTTTCGCGCAAGCATGGTTGGCCTCCTGCGCGCACTGAAGCTTACCCGGGCGGGGGATGGCAAGCCCCGTTGGTGTTCAGGTCGTTTCCAGTCCATGCAAGCTGATTGACCCATCGTCGTCGGGCTCGCAAGGCTTGTGCCTCATGAGGCATCAGGCGTGAGCCGCAACGACTACAAGGTCTACGAGCTGGCGCGGCATGGGGCGGGCCCGCCCGGTCCCACTGGCCCACAGGGGCCAGCCGGCGCCGCTCCGACCGGCACCCTCGCTGCGCTGACCGCCCCGAACAAGGTTGTCGCACGCCTTGCCGGCGGCCTGACCGTGCACGACGGCACCGAAACAAGCTCGCTGGCACTTCTGGGCGGCGGTCTATGTGTCGCCGGGGGCGCAATGGGAGCCACGGTCACCTACTACGGCAACGGAGGCCTTGCGCCGGTGGGCGCCACGGGATGGGCGCAGGGCGTGCCGCTATACCCCAACGCCAGCGGCGACCTCGTGCCCAAGGGGTCGCTGCCGGGCGGCGTCTACTCGCGCGAAATGGGCACCTATGACGGCGCGAACTTCAGCGTCGGCATCGGCCAACCGGAGGGTCCTTTCTGATGCGCTCTGTATTCGTCGCGATCCTACTGTTGTTTGCTCTGCCTGCTCAGGCTCAGAGCATCGTTCGGTGCCGCACCAGCGGCGGCTCTACGGTCGATTGCAGCTCGCCGCTCAGCATTGGATATATCCCAGTGCTGACGACGGCCAAGCTGCCGACAGGCATCCCGCTGGCTAACATTGGCAACGGCGACACGACCGCGACCGAGCTGTCGTATGTTCATGGGGTCACGGGAGCCCTGCAGACCCAGATCAACGGTCTGCAGCCGCTCAGCGCCAACCTGACCGCGATCGCGGCGCTCAACAGCACCGGAATCCTGGCTCGCACGGGCACCAACGCCTGGGCGCTGCGCTCGATCACCGCGGGCACAGGCATCACGGTTACCAACGGCGACATGGTGGCCGGTGCACCGAGCATCGCGCTGACCAACAGCTCGCTGACAATCGGCGCCGGGACTGGGCTGTCGGTCAGTGGCTGCAGCCCAGTGTCGCTCGGCGGGACCTGCACGCCATCGATCGCCAACACGGCGGTCATTGCGGCGAGCTACCCGACAGCTGGGCAGATCCCAACCTTCACTGTGAACGGTCAGGGCCAGCTGACCGCCGCGGGCAGCACGACCACGTTGACCGCGCCAAGCATCAGCAGCCCGGCCCTGTCGGGAACAGCCAGCGGCACGTACACGCTGGGCGGCACGCCAACGATCACATCGCCGGCGATCAGCAGCCCAACGTTCAGCGGGACATATACGCTCGGCGGCACGCCCACGATCCCGGCATCCGGGGTCAGTGGGCAGCTGGCGCTGTCGAATATGCCAGCGATCGACGTCCAAACCTTCACATCGTCGGGGACGTGGACTAAGCCCGCGGGCGCGCGGTTGCTGCATCCGACCTGCATCGGCGGCGGCGGCGGCGGCGGCTCGGGACGAAATGGAGCAGGAACTACCGACTTCGGCGGAGGGGCAGGCGGCGGCGGAGGAATTTCCGATGCGTGGATCGAGGCTTCGCAGGTTGGCTCCACGGTGTCTGTCACGGTGGGTGCCGCCGCGACCGGTGGTAGCGCTGTAACGGCCGCGACGACCAACGGTAACAATGGGAACAATGGCACGGACTCCACCTTCGGGACACTGGTTCGCGGCGGAGGTGGTTCTGGTGGGGCCGGTGGCACGACATCAGCCGCGGCAGGAGGTGCGGGCGGCACTGGGGCGCAACCCGGTGGCGCTGGCGGCAATGGAAACACCGGAACGGGGCCGGGCCTAAACAACACGCCAGCCAACTATGGCCCGAGCGGCGGCGGCGGCGGCGGCGGCTTCGTTTCGGGCCTGTACACCAGCGGGGGCAGTTCGCTGTCTCCCTACGGGATGAACCTCGCCACGGTGAACGGCGGCGCCACCGGCACGTCGAGCACCGCTGGCAGCGCCGGCAGCCCGGGCGGCACCGCTACGACCTACCAGCCCGGCACGGGCGGCGGCGGAGGAGGCGGGGGCAAGGGCGGCGGCAACGGTGGCGCTGGCGGAACGTATGGAGCTGGCGGCGGCGGCGGCGGCGCTTCGGACACCACGGGCGTCGCTTCTGGCGCCGGCGGCGCTGGTGGCGCTGGCATCTGCATCGTCGAGAGCTTCTAGGAGACATCATGAAACGAGCGATCTTGACCGTTGGTCTTTCCCTCCTGATCGCCTGCGGCACCTCGTCGGCGCCGCCGGCTCCCGCCCCACGGCCCACGCCCGTGCTAACCCCGCCCCCAGCCCCAGCTGACATGGCGGCCGGCTACTGCCATCCGTGCTGCGCGCCCGGCGACACGCACTGCTCCCTGGCGTGCGTCGACTGCATGTCGGATGCGTGTGAGCCCGGCGGCGGCGGCTACTGCTGCGACCCGGCGCGCCTCCGCGCGCTGCCCGATGGCGGGTCGTACTGCCCACGGTAGGAAGCCATGAAGCGAGACCTTTTCCTGATTGCGCTCCTTGCCGGCGCGCTCTGCGGCTGCGGCAGCGACCGCTCGACGATCCCGGTTTCGCCATCGCCGCCGCCGGTGCTGACCCTCTTTCGTCCCGATCTTGGCGCCGACGGGGGTGCGGATGCCGGCTGAGGTCGTCATCGATCTTGTCGGCCAGACGCCGATCTGGAAGGGTGACGGGCTGCCGCTGTTCATCCGCGATGTGCCGATCATCGTCAATGCCGACGGCGCCAATGGGCAGACCAAGGCCACGCCGGCGCGGGCGCGCGAGCTCGGGCTGTACGTGCCGCCCGGCGCCGCGCTGGTTCCGCTCGTCGCATACCATCAGGGCGACTGGCTGAGCCGCGAGCGCTGGCTGCCGGCCGGCCGCGGTGCGCTCGGGCTCGACGCGCCCGAAAACGGCGGCAAGACGCCCAGCAATGCCTGGGGCTGGCTGGTCAAAGACGGCTGGCCCGTCATCCAGGGCGAGCACGACCCTGCGCCGGGGTACTACGTCAGCACGACTGCGCTACAGGACCACAGTTTCGTCGAGGCAGACCCGCGCCGCTATTTCGATAGTGCAGGCGCGCCGGGCTGGACGCTCCCAGGGCACGATCTGGCCAAGCACGGCGTGGAGCTCGGCGACCTCGCGCGGGTGGAGCTCGGTGGTGTCTGGGTGTGGTGCCAGGGGTTCGACGTAGGTCATTCGGGGCGTCTGCTTGAGCTGTCCGTGGATGCCTGCCACCGACTCGGCGTCCGAGACTGCGCGCGCTCGGGGGGCGTCCGTGGCGGCGCTTCGATTACGATACTGCCCGGCTCCGCGCACCTGCTTGGGGGGCGCCCGGCCAGCGCTGAGGCGATCCGCGCGGCCGGCGAGCGCGCGGCGCTACTGTATGGGCTGAGGTGATGCCCATGACCGATTTCTGGACCAGCCCAGCTCTCCCATGTATCGCCGGCCTTGTCGTTTTCCTGCTGCAGATCGTAGACGGATGGCTGCACCGCCGCGCGATCATGCGCGCCACGCCCGAGCAGCTTGCGGCGCTCGTGCAGATGCAGCGCCCGCGCCTGCTTGAAAAGGCCGGGCCGCTCGCGGTGCTGCTAGTCGTCATCGGCGCCGGCGTGTGGGCCTACCGCGGCCGGGCGCTTGATGACGCGCTGGCGCGCCGGGGGCTACCGCCGCAGGCCGCGCCGGTTGACCGCCGCTGCGACCCGCCGTGCCCGCGCGGGCAGGAGTGCTGGCATGGACGCTGCCAGGCCACCGCCGGCGGCGACAGGGCCCAGTGCGAACTGCATGGCGACATCGAGGTTGATGGCCGGCTGGACGTGTCGATCGACCCAGCCGATGACCGCTGGAGGATGTGGACCCAATGACCGACCCCATCACTGCCCGGATCATGGAGGTCGCCCCCGGATGGGGCTGCCTGCTCGCCGCGATCGTCATTGCCGGCCGCGAGGTGCGGCACTGGCTGCAGGTGCACCACAAGCGGATTGTGCTGGACTTCGCACGCACCGCTACGGCTGAGCAGGTAGCCACCGCCAAGGCGATGCTGGAGGGCGGCGCCCCGCCCACGCTCAACCGCGATCCCAAGCTGGCCAATCTACCGGCTGCCCTGGTGCCGCTGCTCGCCGTGCTGGTTCTGGCCGGCTGCGCGCCAACCACGGCCGAGCTGCTGCAGGGTAGCCTTTGGGATGCCAACGCCACCCGCGCCTGTTCGCTGCCGGGATCCTGCGCCGCCTCTGAGTTGTGCATCGGCTCCGTGGTCGTGCTCGCAGCCGATGGCGCGGGCCGGGCCGCTGTGCGCCAGACCGCGAGCAGCTGCGCGGCCTTTACCTCGCCGCCTGCGGCTTCGATGGCGCGCGCGGCTGCGGGTGCGCATCTCTTCGACCTCGGCAGCCTGGGCGGCGTCAGCACGGCCGTAGATGCGATCAGCGCCGCCGTAGCGGCCCAGGTCTCCGCCGCTAGCGCCCGCTCCCAGGAGCGCGAGGCGACCCGCAAGGCGGTGGGCGCGCAGGCTGCCCATGACCTCGCCGTAGTGCAGGGCCGGGCGGCGCCCGGGCCGTGAGAGAGCTGCTGGCGATCATCAACGACGCCCGCAACCGACTGGCCGAGCTCGCCGCCGACATACGCGCCGGCGCCAACCTCGGCGGCGCCGCCCTCGTCCTGCATGACATCGCCAAAGACCTCATCCAAGCCGCTCTCTCGACGTCGGGAGAGCTTCTACGAAAGGACCGACCATGACACGCTTCGCTCTCGTCGCCGCGTTCGCCGCGGCCATCTGCCTCAGCGCCTGCGCCAACACCAACGGGTTGTATAAGGGGCCGCCCAATGGCGCGCCGCCGGCGGCCATCGACCCGGCGGTGGCTGCCGCTATGACCACGGTCTGCGCCAGCTTGCCGCTCCAGTCGGCCGGCGGCGCCGACAACAGCGGCACCTGGCAGGCGTTCACCGACAACGCCTGCGGCGGTACCGGCCGCATCGCCATGGCCGCCGCGGCGCCGTCCAGCATCCCCGCGGCCGCCCCGCCCGCCATGCCGGTGCTGCGCCTGCCCGGCCTGACCAAGACCACCAACGGCGGCATCAGCTACGTCGTCGACTTCCTCAATGACGACGGCGCCAGCCGCAGCATCCAGTGGCGCGTGGTGCCCAAGGACTACTTCGGCACCAGCAGCGGCTATGACGAGGCCTTTGCCTGGAACGCCGCCGTGGTCACCGGCAAGACGCGGCTCGTGCTCGGCGACACCGGCAAGGCCAGCGCGCAGGGCACCTCGGTCCGCCTCGAGGTGCAGGTGCCCGTGGGGACCAAGATCGGTGGCTGGTCAGGCGCGGTCCGGCTGTGAGCACCGAGCAGCCCGAGCAGCAGGTGCTGGTGGACCAGACCTTCGCCGCGCCGGGCATCGAAGTGCACGTGCGGGTTGAGGCGCCGCCGCCTGCCGATGAGGAGCCTGCGGAAGACGATGAGCAGGACGAGCGGCCGGCCAGCGATGTCGTTGGCGACGCGCTGGCCGCCGGCGCCGGCCTGGCGGCCAAGGCGGTCGAGACCGTGGCCGGCGCGCTCTGGGATGCGGTCAAACCGCGGCGCGAGCCGGGCGAGTAGCTACGGCGTGATCGGGCTCAGCGTCCCTGGCTTCAGCTGACACCGTGTCGCCGCCGCCTGTGCCTCGGACTGCTTGCGCAGCGCTCGCTGCAGCGCGTCATGCTCCGGCAGAGTCTCGCAGTCGTGGCCGCCATTTCTGCGGCAGGCTCCATCGAAGGCACTGGAGGCTCGGTCTGCGGCGTGCTGCGCCTCGTCGCGCTCGGCGAACTTCTCGACGCATGGTCCTTCGTGGCTGCTAATCATCGACTCGCAGCCGAGCAAGAGGACCACGGCCATTGCGATGCGCCTCATGATCTATACCTACCGCCCGATGGTGGCGCGGTCAAGGTCTGCACCACGGCTTGCCGCGTCGGCGCTGGGCTCGCTTGCCGTGGTGGCGTGTCTCGGGCGGTGCAATGAACTCCATCAGCTCTTCGCAATGGACGCCGAGTCGTTGCAGCACGACGGGCGGCATTGTCGTCGGTGGTGCGATGGGCGCCGCCACGATCATGTGGTTCACTGCTCGGGGAAGCTCCGGCTCAATTTCCGTCAGCCATAGCTCGCTACCTCGAAACCGCGCCACGCCTTGATAGTCGCGGTCTGCGGATCTGACGGCGATCGCCTTGCCGTCGGTTTCGCGCCTAAACTCCTCCGAGAAGACGATCCGGCCGACGAGGCGCCCGTCTATCTCGCAGCCGTCGGACTCACGGGCGAGCATGATCTCGCGCATCACCCACCCCCGACCAAGCGCCCGTGCTTGGCTTCCCATTCCCGCGCAGCCTGCATGCTCGCCGCCGTGCCATCAAATTTGTTCATGAGCAGGCGAACGCCTCGCTGCAGCTCCTCCATCTGCCCCGCCGCTCGACAAGCCGGACACGGGTCCGTGGCGTCGCACTCCTTCGTTCCCTCGCCGAGCCTCGCCACAAGGCACTGCGCAGGATTTCCCGCCGCCAGATCTTCTAGCGCCCGACCCATGACCGCTACGCGCTCCTCGGCGTGGGTACTCCGCGTGCGCAGCGCCTCGACCTCGTCGCGGAGCCGGTCAGTTTCCTTGGCCTTATCGCGGCGCTCCTCAGCGCGGTCGTTTGCGTCCTCGTAGGCGCCGCGCCAGCACGCCACGCACTGACCGCAGCCCGGTTCTGCGAGCGTCCCCGGGCGCTTGCAATCCCGCAGCGCGTCCCGCTCTCGCTCCGCCTGCTCCGCGCGCTTGACCGCGGCGTCCAGTGCTTCTTTCAGCCGCCTGTTTTCCTCAGGCAGGCGCGTGATCTCGTCGGTGGGGGTCATGGGGTGGCCTTGGCCTTGAACCGTGCATCCATCGTCCGCATCCAGATCGCGTGCTCCGGCTCCTTGCCAAAGACCTTAGTCGCTGCGGCAACGGCCTCCTCGAGGCTTTGCACATAAATGCCCGCCTGCACATTAATCCCGGCGGCTGCACATTTTTAGATGTGGCTCACGAAATTTAGGATCCAGTCGAGTGGATCTTCGCCCGCAGGACCAGCAGGGCTTCCATGGGCCAACTGGAATCGCCGATTCGCCTGCACCCCCCAGTGGGTTTTGTAATGCCGTCGAAGCGCTTCGATAACCTGGTCGGTTACGCTGCTCGGCAGCGCTTCCATAAATGACACCGGACGCGGGATGCTCGGATCGCATCTTCGTCGGCGCATCTGATCATCGAGGTATTGGACGTAGTGATTAAAGTCGGCTTGCTCAGACAAATTTAGATTGATCGGTCCGCTGTGTGTCGTTGCCATGTTGCCCCCTCAGTGTCCTTCATAGAGCATGAGCGGCGTACGACAAAGGCAATTTTGGGGCGGCCCCACCTACTTCACGAGCGTGAGCGGCTGGCGTGGCGCTTCAACCATCGTGGACTCGTCCGCGAAGTCGGACTGAGGCAGGTAGCTCGGCATGTGCCCGCACTTGGGGCAGGCGCCTGGACGGTAGCGCCCCGCGAGCAGGTCATCCACGGACGCATCCAGCAACCGCGCCACGCGAAAGGCCATGCTCGCCGATACGGTGCCGCGCCCACTCATGACGTAGGTGACCGTCTGCCGCTCGAAACGCAGCGCCGCGGCCAGTGCGCCTGCTCCCATCTGGCCGCGCAGGTAGTTCAGGGTCGCGCGCACGTTGTTCTGCTCTTTGAGGTCCAGATCGCTCATGGCTAGTTCTCCGGCATGGGGACGAGGGTGAGGTTCGGGCGGCCCATCGGCGCTGGCTCCGGCGCCGGGGCGGCGTCCTGCCAGAACTTCGGCGCCAAGCCGGCGGTAAAGATCGCGTGTACGAGGCAGCAGAGGTTATGAAGGAGGCACTTGGCCAGGACCTCGTTCATCTGCGCCGTGGGGGTCTTGGAACGCACCGCGCCGCCGAACTTGCTCTTGAGCATCATCATGACGGTCTCGACGTTGCTGCGGCGGTGGTAGTGCTTCAGAAACCGCTCATTGTCGAACAGGAACGAGCCAAGCAGCCGGGACCACACCTCGCACTTCGGGTCGATCGTCGCATTCACCTTGAACGGGATGAACGCCTCGACGCCAAAGTTCTCTAGAACCCGGTGGTTGTCCTTGCTGCCGTACGCCTTGTCTCCGCTCATCTCGTGCACGTCGAAGTTCTTCATGGTTTGGGTCAGCAGCGCCGGCAGTTGCGGGCAATCGGCCTCCGGCGACACCTTCACGCCCGTGATCGCATGGGTGACGGTGCCGACGGCGACATGCAGCTTGACCCACGGGTGCCGCGCATGCAGCTTGCCGTGCTTCTGATCGAACCAGCGATCGTAGGTCACCGTCGAAAAACCGGTGCTGTCTATCGCGAACTGGCCGTTTTCAAGCGCCGCGAGCGGCTTGGCTGACTCTTCGATCAGGGACACGAGCAGCGCCGTTGACGACTCGTCGCCCAGGAAGTTGGAGATCGTGTTGAAGTGCGCGACGTGCTCCAGGTGGCCCTTTTCGGCGCTGTCGGTAAGGTCGGACTGCGCCCGGCGCTGGGACTTCATGCTGTAAACCTTGGCGACCGCGGCGAAGGTCGCGTCCTTGAGCGGGATCGGCTTGCGACCGGGGCCGGGCTTGCGCACCGGCTCCTCGATGCCATCGCAGAGGGAGCGCAGCAGCCGCTCGACGTAGATCCCCTCGCTCGTCTGCGCCTCGTTATACGCGGCCCAGTCGCGCTTGAAGGTCTTGCGCTTGACCGTTACCGTCTCGGTCGTGCTGCCGTCAGCGGCCACTTCAGAACCCCAGGCGATCCAGGTGTAGACGGCGTGAACGTGCTTGCACTGCTGCCGACGAACCTCATAGTCAGGGCAGGTGCACGTTTCCTCGACGAGATCGACGACGTAGGCGCTAGCACCGCCAGACTGCGACGGGACCGCGTACCGCGAGCCGATCTGCTTGATGCCGCCCTTTTGAGCGATCTGCCGGCCGCGCTCCTCGCGGGTGGACAGAACCGGGCGGCTTTCAGCGACGAGGTTTTCGGCCGTGTTCGTAAACATGTACATACTATGGACATGTTAAATCACCACGTCAATCCCCTTGACCAGCTTTTTTTCATGGCCATAGTTAGGCCATGGCAAAGGCTAAAAGCCCCCCGAGGGGGCGACCGCCAATTGCGGCGGAAGACCGTCGAGAAACCCTGGTCAAGGTCCTCGTTACTGAGTCGGAGAACGAGCAACTGCGCCAAGCCGCGAGCGACGCTGGTTTGACCGTCTCGACATGGGTACGGCTTGCCGCACTCGAAAAGGCGCGGCTCAAACACGCCTGAGGCCAGGAAAATCGCCGGATTGTGCGGCGTGCCGTGATTCACACCGTCGCTGATATCAAAAATTGTCAAAATGCGCAATTTGCAAATTGACAGCATGGAACCGCCTTGTTATTGGTTCCGCCCATGTCGGACAACGCAGACTGCCGCACGCCCGGTCAGTTAATCGAAAAGCTACTCGACGAAAGGGGCTGGAGCCAAACGGTGCTCGCTCTGATTCTCGATTGCGACAAGGCTGGGCTTAATCGACTTATCAGCGGCAAGAAGTCCATTGATGCCGAGACGGCGTTGGCACTGGGAGAGGTATTTGGCGTCAGTCCTGAGCGCTTCCTGGATCTGCAGGCATCCTATGATTTGGCCAGAGCGCGGCTTGTCGCACGTCCTGATCCTGGACGCGCGACCCGCGCGCATCTGTTTGGAGGTCTCCCGATTGCGGAGATGGTAAAACGCCGATGGATTGACGCCGAGGACCCGCGCGACGTTACAGGCGTTGAAGCTGCGCTGGCTCGCTTTTTTGGGGCCAACTCGCCCGACGAGATCGAGATTCTGCCCCATGCCGCCAAGAAGACCAATGTAACGGGCGACGCGACCCCAGCCCAACTTGCATGGCTGTATCGAGTGAGAGCTATCGCAAGGGAATCGCTTGTCGGACGATATTCGCCGAGTGCTGCTTTGGAGGCCGTCGGAAAGCTGAGGAATCTTCTCTCGGCGGCTGAGGAGGCACGCAAGGTCCCCCGGGTCCTGGCCGAGTGCGGTATCAGGTATGTGATCGTCGAGGGGATTACCGGCTCTAAGATCGATGGGGTGTGCTTTTGGTTGAATGACCACGCGCCAGTTATTGCGATGTCGCTGCGTCATGACCGAATCGACAACTTCTGGTTCGTCCTTCGTCATGAACTGGAGCATGTGATTCGCCTGCATGGACAGACCGCCATGATGCTGGATGCCGAGCTCGAAGGAGAAAGAGCAGGAACAGGAATAGGCATTCCAGAGGAAGAAAGGGTGGCCAATGAGGCCGCAGCGGACTTCTGCGTGCCTCAGCAATCGTTGGAGCGGTTTATCGCTCGCAAGGCCCCATTTTTCGCCGAGAGAGACATTCTAGGTTTCTCTCGCACGCTCAAAATCCATCCCGGCCTTGTCGCTGGCCAGCTTCAGCATAAGACGGGTCGCTATGATCGCTTTAAGGCACACCAGGTGAAGATTCGATCCATTGTCGCACCAAGTGCTCTAGTCGATGGCTGGGGTGACGTAGCCCCGGTGGGAGAATAGGAGATAGCAATGGCCACTCGGCACCAAGAAATGCAACGGATTATTCGTCAGTTCAAAGAGGAGACAGGCAAAAAGGAAGTCGATCTGAGAGAGGTTGCCGCATGGGCGACCACTCGCGGCTGGCCTCTGCCCAAGCCCACAAGTCCGCTTGATAGGCTTGCTCAAGAATTTTCACGGGCGGCACGCGAGGAGATTCGCCGCGATGCCAATACAGGCAAGCCGTATCGCGCAAACCATGCCTATCCGACGGCACAAGGGGTTCTCTGGTTCGACATCGACGAAAAGCCATCTCGAAATATCATGCATAAGTCGCTCATTCAGCGACGAGAGCAGATGATTGGCGATGGCTTGCAACTATCCCTGGACGCGGACCATTGGAACAGCACCAATCTGGGTGAGGAGCCAATCCAGATTCCGTTTGACTTTACCGACGATATTGAATGGCGCAAGAACGCGCCAGACGAGGAGGACAAGGCCAGCTAATCGGTCCCGCTCGGTTCACATCACCGCTTTGTCCCTCGTCCAGCTCGCTTAGCCGCAATCTTCCGTAGCTCTGCCAAAGTCTCTCGCTCCCGCTCGACCAATTCCCGCGCCGCCTTCACCAAGATCGAGTTGAACGAGCCACCCGGCTCGATTGCAGCCAGAAGCCGCAGGTCCTCGTAAAGGCTCTTGGGCAGGTTCGCCGTCGTCTTGTGGATCTCTTCCGCTGTCGAGGCTGCTTCGTCGGTGTGCGGCTTTGAAGGCATCGCCACTACTAACCACGGCGCTGTCGTGCGGTCAAAGCCTTCCTCGACGGTGATAACTTCATAATTTACACAAAGTCAGTGACTTCAAATATTCTTCCGCGCCAGGAGGGATGCATGAACTGACGCCAGTTCGCCGTCGTTGCCCATAAACGAAACAGGCCCGCCGGTTGCCCGGCGAGCCCTCGCCCGCGTCGGACACCGCCCTAGGAAAGTGTGCGTCCGACGCGAACAGGAGAGTCATACCATGACTTGTCCCGACGCTGCCACTGTTATCGCCGAACCCGCACCGTCGAGCATCAGAGACGCCATCGAGCGCTACGTCGAGAATGCACGTGCGCTTGGCAGGCACCGCAAGACCCTGTGGTGCTACGCAAGCACCCTGGCATGGGTGTTCGCGTCGGTACTCGACGACGCGCCGGCCAGGCTCACGGCTGAGAAGCTGAGCGAATTGCGCGATCAGGTCTGGAAGCGCAAGCGGTCTGGCACCGGTAAGCGCTACTCCGCGTCAACGCTGCGCCTGCAGTGGAGCGTCGCCGGCACGTTCTGGCGCTGGTGCGCGGCCAGGGGTTGGCTCGCCGCCCCAGGGGCACCATGAGGCGGCGTCATCGCAGACGGCCCGTTCCATCGCTGACCAGGCAGATCCGTCTGTTGGACCGGCTGCTGCGGTGGGCCTGGCACCGGCAGATCGCACACGATCTTGCCGGCCAGATTCCCACGGGTGCCGCATGAGCGGGCCACGATTCAAGACCCTGGGCGACGTCGTCAAGCTGCTGCGCCAGCGCTACGGTATCGGCAGAGACGCGCTCAACGCCGCGGTCGGGCTGCCCTTTGGCACCGTCAAGCGCATCGAGCAAGGGCGGTACTGGCCGCCCTGGGAGACGCTCGACAAGCTCTGCGCTCACCCGAGCATGCGCCGACTGATCGAGGTCTGCGTGCGCGAAGGCGTGGATCTCGGCGCAAGACCTCCAGCCAAAGCCTGACCGTAGCGCTGCACATTTATTCGGCGACCTGCACATTTATTGGGGTCGCCGAGGGGTATTTATGTGCAAAGCCCCTCCTCGAAGTCCTCGAAGCGCTGCTCGCGGGCGAGGTCCACAGTCTCCTTGTCGCTCCCGCTGCTCAGGCGGTGATGCCATGCCAGGGTTCCGCTGCGGGTTATCGCCAGCCGCCCCAGGCGAACGGTCCAGTACACGCCCGTCGGCGGTCGCGGAAATAGCTCCTCGTGTTCGCGCGTCCAGCCCTGGTAGCTGAATTCCACGGCCACGCGGGCGATGTCGCCAATGCTCGGATTCTCAAGTGCTTGGTGTGCTTGATCGAACTCGCTCATGCTCCCTCCGGCCCCGGGGGCGGGCTCAACCATAGCCGCGATCTGCTCAACGTCGGTCATCGAGAGCGGAAGCACGGCGACGCTCGGAGACTGCCAGCCGTCTTCCATCGGCCACTCTTTGTTGCCCCATCGCACGCCGGCCCCGATGGCCTCATCAGGGGTCAACCCCCACACAAGGGCCGACGCGCAGCGATAGTTGATGACGTTGGGCTTCGTCGGGTCATTCCTGTGGGTAAGGATTGAGGCGGTGAACGGGTAGCGCCCATCGGCCCGGAAGTATCCAACGGTCATGGTCTTGTCGCCGGTCGTCTCGCTCATTCGTTGGCTCCTTGTCCCCGTCGTACCGCATCGCAGCGACGGATGCAATCCCAATTGTCACGTTATTGGCACGGTGGCGAACTGGTCTAACAGAATATCAGACGGTAAATGCGGGACAGGACGAGATGCCGAAGATCTCGAATGGAGGTCGCATAACCTGTCGAGATCGCTTAACCGTCGACGGCACAATGGGCGATCACGCCTCCGTTGCGTGCTGTTGAGTCCGCCGCATGTGATCCCATTTGTCACGCTATTGGCACACTCACAGTTTGCGCACCGCCTCGCGCAAGCTGGCGATGTCGAGGTGACCGTACGTCGTATCGACAAGCCGCGACGTCGTGTGACCAAGAAGCTTCGCCACGATCATCGAATCAACGCCTTTCTGCTTGAGGCGACTGGCAAACGTCCGACGGAAATCATGCACCGTGCACCGAGCGATCCCGGCACGTTTACACGAGTTCTCCAGGGTGACCGTCGGCGTCGGCCATCGCTTGACGATCGGCCCCGAATGCCTGGGCTGCTGCTTGAGCCATTCGGCAAAGGGCTCCATCAAGGGGATCGTTCTGTCGCTGGCGTTCCTCCCTTTGCGCTTGCCCTTGGTGCCGCGAATCCTGATCGTGCCCTCGACCAGGTCGACATCTGACCAGTCCAGGCCGTTGACCTCTTCGCGCCGGGCGCCTGTCCACACGGCCACGCGAACCCAGTCAGCGCGAGCGGCCGGCAAGCAGGGATACAGCGCATCGAGCTCCGCCTGGGTAAGCCATCTCGTCTTTGGTTCGATGCTGCCAGGTACTGGGATGGTCAGCAGATCCAGGTCGGGCACCGGGCGGCCGCGCTGCTTGGCCAGCCGCAACGCCGATCGCAACATGCCCAGCTCAGACGTCATGGTTCTGGGCCCAGCCTTCCGTTCGGCGACGTAGCGCTCGAGGTGAGCACGGCTCAGGTCAGACAGCCGAACACCGCCCAGGATGCGCGCCAGTCCGATGGCTCGCTGTTCGTATGCGATCCTCGTCGTCGGCGCCCGCTCGACCGGCGCCTCGACGAATGCCAGCAGAGCGTCGGCTACCGTTTCCCGCCCGTGGACGCGCCCAGGCTCAGCAGAATTTCTCTGCAGCTCGGTCGCCGCTGCGAGAGCGGCCTTTCTGTCGGTGCACTTGGTACTGACGCGGACGCGCTTGCCGCCCTCGTAGACCCACGTCCACCAGTAAGGCGAGTCGCCACGGCGGTAGATCGGGGCGTCGGTTGAGCGCTTTGGCATGTCTCCAGGTACCGTATCAGGGCCGGCTCTGGCAAGCGCAAGGCGCCGCCGCCGGCCCCGACAGCGATGGCCCCGGCCGCACGCATGACCTCATAGGCGGCCGAACGTCCGAGGCTAAGCGCCTCCATGACGTCGGCGACGGTGAGCATGCGCGGGAGGGTCATGGTTTAGCTTCCCACAGCCGAGGCTGGTCGGTCAACCGCGAACGGATCGGCGGGCGTCTCGCGCGGGAGCCAGAGGGCGCCGTCGAATAGCCAGCAGCCAAGCTCGTATTCTACGCCAAGCATCTCGACGTAAAGCCCCTTGTCGTACTGCCTGACGACTGCTTCGACTGGCCAAGTGGGCTGTGCGAGCTCGTCGCGGTTGTCTTGATGCAGCGCAACCCACCACTTGCCCGCCGCCGGCCGATCCGATGTCCACGCACCGGGCGGTGGCACCTTGCACGGAATGATGTCCGTCACTGGCACGCCGAGGCCGCCCGTGCTCACTAGCCGGGCCACGCCGTACCAGTTGCCCTGCCCGTCCGTGCGCCACGCTTCCACCGCATCGTCGATGTCATCAATCACTTGCCGCCCTCCTTGAACTCGCCCAGCGCCTCTTTCAGGTCGCAGACGATGCCCCTAATAATGATGTCGTCAGCGCTGGTCACTGCATCGAGCTCTGCATAGATCGCCCTTACCCGCCCAAGTGCCGCCTCTGCCCTGGTCAGGCGACCGTGGTCTATGGGGTAGAGCGGGCCGGCGAAGGTGCCGGGCATATCGTTGAGACTGCGGCTGCTACGTTGCCCAATGACCCACGCGCGCAGACCTGTCCATTTCTCGATCTTGACGGGCTCGGTCGTGCCGCGCTCGGTATACCAATAAACCCCCTCTTTCGTCGGCCTCATGGCGCCTCCGGCAGCGGCATCCAGTGGGTTGGGTGTTCCAGCCCGGTCCGCGTGTCGTCCTCCCATTGCTTACCGACAAACCGC